GGTCCATTTGAGCCATCAGCCGCAACACAATCTGATAGTCCATGGCCGTATGTAAAGCTACATCCGAATGTAACTAGTTTGTAATTTTCCCAGCCCATATGTTTTTCCTTGCTCCTGTATCAAAATCAAAGTCCCAATAATCAATATCTTTTTTATACCATTTAGCGATACGTTGCATAGTATTGCTGTTGTATAATGTTCTGTAATCTTCTTTGATACTTGTTACGTTTCTTGACCTTGGCATTTCTGTCATACCAAAATATGCCATTGTGTCTTGTTTTAAATTTTCAACTCGTAGTATATCGCAACGAACATTACCTTCATTATCTACCACATGATCAAGTTGAGGATGCCAACCTCTTACAGCTCTATACCATGTATATTTTTTATCAATCCATTTATTACGTTCATGTAAAAAATGTTCTAAAGACCTTGTGTCAGCATATGAAGGATCTATATTGCCTCTTTGTACAGCTTCTTTTGCAAACAAATATCTACTAACAACTTTACTCCAAGGATTTCTTACAACAGCAAACGCTTGGTGTTGATCTGTAATATGACTACTAATATCTCTCCAACGAGCATGTTCAACACCCTTTACATCACGTTCGCCATATGCTTTCATAGTTTGATTAAAATCCTTAAAATTTGCAATCCATTTACGTTGCACCGGAACAATATGTTCTAAGAACGATTCACTACCACGTATAGTCATGCCTGCATTTTTTGGAATATGTATAAAAAGTTTCTTCATTTTTTTATTCCATGCGGAGCTGGTCTACCATCTTTTCCTAAGTTTACAAAAACAATTCTATCTACACTTGTTATAGTTTTTTCTGTTCGCTTATTCCTAACATCACACTTAATAGTTATGCTTGTCGTTCCTAGTTCCACAGTCTCCATTCCTATTTCAATTATATCACCTCGTATTGCACTATGGTGAAAGTCGATATTACTCATTGCTCTTGTAACAACTCTGTCATTGTCTAGCTGACAGCTACAATAAATGTAAGCCTCTTCGTCTATCCAATCTAACACACGACCACCAAACAGTGTACCGTTACTGTTAAGATCTTTGTGTGCAATCATTTTTCTAGTAAAATATTTCATTCGTATTTTGTATATTCCTTTTCTTCTACAATACTTGACTTTGTAATAACATTAATTAGTTTTTTAATTGTTGCACGGTCGTCATTTTTCATATACACATCTCTAGCAAGTTGTACAAACTTTGTACCAAATGTTTTATTAGCTTCACACTTGCGTTTGCCGTTTTCTATATCCCAAAGTTTTTCGTTTATTTCGTAAAGTTGTTCTACTAACACATTTACTTCCGGATCGTTATTAAATGCTTTATTTTCTAAATATTCTAACTCTTTGTTTACATTTTCTAACTGCTCTTGATTTGTAAGTTTCTTTTGTTTAATTTTTAATATAGTAATCTTGTCAAACAGTTCGCCAACAGATACTTCAATTGATACCATCATTTATTTTAATCCCGTTATCTTTAGCCCTATGCATATGATGACTCCAGCGATTTTTAGGGCTTGTTGTATATATGTGAATATTTTCTGGAGCAAAATAAACTTGTGACATATGCATAAATCCACTATCAACACCAACATGATAAGTTGCCTTTGACATTGCATATGCAATATGTTTCAAACTATCTCTTAATTGTACATTTTGTGACTCGCCGCCTACAATAACTATTTCATAGTCTTTGTATTTGTTAAGTATCGCTTGACGTTGCTTTGGTCGAATCATACGTTTTTTTGAGGTACTATCAAATTGCACAGTTATAAATTTTTTAGGTAGTTTAATATTTTGTTGCTCTGCATCAAGTTGTGGAAAATAACGCAAGTATGCTGTAAGATCAATTCCTTCTTTTGGTTCAAAGCGTTGTGGATAGTCTGCATATATTTGTGCGTTTGCTTCGTAACCTTTTTGTCTTACATAGTCTACAAAGTCAATGTTATCTTTCGGCTCACACTCAAGGTGTGGCATTATTGCAACACTATTTTTAGGAAACAAACTTAATATTTCCGGCCAACTTTCTGGTTTGTGTCTATTCCATTGATACTTTGTAAGGTGTAATGTTACTGGAGTATTCTCTATAAGTCCGTAATTGTATGACAGTAATACACTATGTATTCTGTCTCCTAAACCTGGTGCACCGTAATGGAAGTTCTTCTTTACAGTACTATATGCTCTCATTACTAAATGTTTCAATTTATCACCTGCATTAAGTCTGCAACATTCTCACCTTTTTGTGGTAACAGATCTTTTAAGAAAAAATGTATAAAATATGCTTTGGGTATTTGTGCATCGTCGATACCTTTAAATAATCCATTCCATCTCCAGTCCATATTAAGTGTAGGAATTTTTTCTTTCTTTACCCAATAGTTTAATAGCATTTGATCTGTTGACCATTTGCGATAACCAATGCCGTCAACAAAGTCTTTAAACTCTGGTCTGCGTATAAACTGTTCTGCTGTTTGTCCTTTCAAGTAAGGTAAAAACTTTTGACAATTTATAACCATCATCCCCATGTTATAAAATTCAGCACCTAGTGCATTCCATTTCCAATCTACATCTGTAAGATTTTCAAATGCTGACTTCGAATATTTTTTAATTTTACTTTTGTATTTTTTAGCACATGGTAGTTCACGTTCTGCTACAGCACCAAAAGCATATTCTTTAGTAAGATCCCAAAAAATATTTGGTGCATCTGGTCTTATATAAATGTCGCTATCTATAATTGCAATTTGTTCATACTGATTTAAGTATGTAAACGCATTTTCTTTTTCATATATAGGCATGTAACCAAGACGTTCAACTGCTTCTTTGCTACGTCCTGTAACAGCCATGTCTGGTCTGATCTTAAGTATAGGTTCACGTTGTACAATATGTTTCATATTGTATTTGTTACAATAATTTGCAACACTTTGTATACAATGTTCGTATAAGTTGCTTTGTGCACCAACTGCTACCTGATAAATCATTCTCTTCATGATAAATCCTTTGTAAAACTTACATCTGTTTTGAATGTAACTTTATTATACTTATCGAAACGCATATCCACGATTCCGTCACATAGCATCCAGTCTGCAGGCATTGCTCCGTTAGCATGTACCCAATTCAATATCTTTTTTGCTCCGTATGGTGTAATACGATAAGCCCTAGCACCTTCATACCAATTGCCTGGTGGTATAGGTTTTGCTTTTTTAAATCCTTCAAACTTATATACATCACACTCTTCATATTCGCCTATTGGTTTATTAAAAACAACATCATGTTCGAATATACATATAGGGGTATTCGTTTCGTGGCATTTTTGCCACAATAGATATTGGCTTAGAAAGCAACCTTGTGTACCTGGGCGATCAAGCAATCGTTTTGCCTTTTTATGATTATATACTTTTAAATTACAATCGGCAAGGCCCTGTTTCATGCCGTTTATACCTTCATATAATTCTAGATTCCAACCGTGTTTAGTTCCTGTTTCTAATGCACGACTAGCCATACTTACACTATTAGGATAAGTTGGTAGGTAAATTATGTAACCTTTATTTGTTTCCATTTATTCTAGCTATTTCGTCTACAGTTTGTAGATATAAATCATCAGGCAACCATTTTAATTGTGCGGCCTTATACTTTACATCATTTTTTTTATTTCCTTTGCCTGTACTAAAGATATCATCTTTTTTAATACCCCAAGCATTCCATTTATACGGAATCTCTATATACGGTAAGTTAAAATCAACTTTCCATTCACGTATAACATTTTTTAAAACATCTTGATCAATATACCAATAACAACCTTTTTCAAAACCTTCTATAAGTCTAATAGCAAACAAATCTCTGAATTGCATACCGTTTGGTCCTAAACCTAATGTTAATGCACTTGCAATAAAAACTGCGGGGTCTTTAGGTTTTGGCATAACACCTACATATTTTGTAAGGTCTCTAAACTTAGATTGATGAAATCCGTTGCGTAATACACTATCACAATCAATTTGTAATATATGTGTATCTGCATTTTTAAATAATTGATTAAGACGCATAAATCTCACACTGGCTAGATATGTGCGTCTAGCAATATAATCCATATCAGCAGTTTTAAATATACTCATACCTTCACGCATTCTATGTTTGTCTTTGCGTAGATTAACATAAAAATCATTGTTAACATCTTCCCAGGTATATGTAAATTTGTGTTGTTGGGTAAATTCTCTTAATACTTTATGATCAATATTACCCTCATTAATAATATGTACGTGTACGTGTATCCAACCTATAGTACCAAAGATACTTTTAGTAAGTGCATATCCGTGCTTATAAAAATAATCATAATCACAACTAAAATAAATTACATCTTGTTGATGTGCAGGAGAACACTCTCCTTGTAATGCTGGTAATCTAAACATCAATTGCTATCCCTGGTCTATATCCGATAATGGCATTCTTTTCGCCTCTACCTATTTTTCTAATCATTCTATAACCAAGTGGAGCAAGTATACTTCTTATACTGTCGGCATGAAAGCCATAACGCTGTGGATGATCTTTACATTCATACAAAATAATTGGCTTGCAACGTTCAATAGTTTTGTATCCGCCTTGTGCAACAAAAGGTTCATACCCTTCTGCATCTATTTTAATAAAATCTACATTTTCTAAATTAAAAAAATCTAAAGGCTTTACAGGAATATCACCTTCTCGTTGACTAGGGTGTACATGTGTACTAAAACTTTTGTTAGTAGTTTTAATTGACACAGATTCTTCTCTAGCACCGAGACCTACAGGATAAGTTGTGACATTACTAACGTCACGTTGATCTAAATTATAAGTCATACATTCATAAATCTTAGGATGAATTTCAAATGCATGTACATGTTCAAAACTCTTTGAAAGTTGGTATGCTGTTATTCCTACATGAGCACCTACATCAACTGCTACACGCCATTTAGCACAATAACTCATTGCTGTCATTAGTTCTATATTTTGATAATTGTTTATATCGCCAGCACCTTGTTTTTTTGCACTTTTTAAACAAATATCATTTTTTATTGATCGCCAACCATCGATTTCGCTATACATAATTTTCTACCTGATACTTAAATGTTATATCCCATGCAAGTCCGCTTGCAAAGTCATCTCTTTTAAATTGGCTATGTGCAATATGTTCAAGCATTGCGTTTCTATCAAAACCAAACTGTCCTTGCCAATGCTGTACTGCACTTTGACCTAATACTTCAATTGGTTTACCTAGACATAATGCTTCTACAACTGCCATGCTATGATACGTAATAACTTTCTTTGCATTCGTCATGAGTGGCAAAATAGATTCAAATCGTTGTCTACGTTTACCTTCTTTTTCTCTAATTATCAGTTTTTCAGGTAGACTATCATAATGACATACAGTATCTCTTCTCCATGTATCATAATCTTCTCCTAAGTATTTGAATATGTTACTATTGTTTGGCATTACTAAAAGGTTATATTCTCCTTCTTGGTTCCAATCTTGCCATAGCTTATCGTCCATTTCAAGATGTTGTATTCTGCTTTTGCTTACTGGCCGTACTTTTGTATTTTGTAAACTGTTATAACTTATTCTATAATACTCAGGAGTTTTATGTTTATGATTTCCTATATATCCGTTATCTAAATGAAAAAAGTTTATACGTCTATCTCTACTAATAGTTTCAAAGATCCAATCATCAAACGGATGACTAAATGCTAGATACCTATCTAGTTCTATTTCTTCTGGTCTTTCAATAGTAATTGTATCGTAGTTACTGTATAAGTTACCAAATAATTGTCCGCGTAGTGCTTTTGATCTAGCTGGTATCTGGAATTTATAAGCTGGCATCTTCCATACCCGCAACTCTTAATTTAACAACGTTTGTAATTTGCCATTGTTTTTGATCAAGACCCTTTAATAAGCCTAACCATTTGTTACGTAGTAGTGCAAACTCATTAATAATCTTTTCATAGTCAACAACGTCTGCTTCGCCGTCAACATATTTTTCAACGTCTCTGCTTGACAAAGCACGTTGATAATTTTCAAGATATTTTTTGAAAAATGAACTACGCAACCTGCGTAGCTCAATATTTAAGTAATTTAGAATAGCTTCAATTTCTTGTAGTTGATTAAATCTATGTTCAACAATGCCGGGCATTTCTGCCGCGGCACGTTCAACATTACCCTTTAGTTTTACTTCACTTCGGGCTTCAATAAGTTCATCTTCAAAAAACTTAATTGCTGTGGGTATTTTGTTTATGTCTCTAGCTACTTCAGAGTAATATCCCATTTAATCTTCCCAATCATCTTCTTCATCTGGATCTTCTTCGTCAAGATCTAGATAATAATTAATTGCTTGATCTAGAATATCGCAACTTCCTAGTGCATCTCTAAATGTTTGATCATCTGCTCCATAATCTGCACATGTATCTACATAAGTTTCTGCAACTGTATCGATAGTCTTCTTATCTATGCTATCTTTAAAAGTATTCCACATATCCACAACTAAACTGCTATCCATAATTACTACTCCTCAATTAGTTCAACTTCAGTTGCCTCTTTTACCGGCTCCTCGTCCTGGGTATTTACCATAGGCGCAAGTTTCTCATTGTATTCTGACATAATCATATTCATTTTGTCAGGATCCATCCATGCCTTACGATAATCAAGATGTTCTTCGCCTTTAAGATCAACATACTTTAGTCTATTACCTTGCTTCTCTAACAAGCCTTTTTTCTCAAAGAGTTCAATAAGACCACTGTAAGGATTCATTCCAGTTTCATATGGAATTTTAACTTGTACGCCTTCAAAAGGTTTTGCGTATCTAGTTTTCATTACCTTACAACCAGCTCTAATACCCATTACTTCCGATATCTTATTGCCAGCTTCGTCTTCTTTAAGTTTCATCTTTTTCATTGCAACAACAATACTTGATGCATAGATAAAACCTTGTCCACCACTGATCTTGTCATCTGGATCAAACATATCTTGTGATGCATAAGTGTGGTTAGTACATACTAGTCCTACATTGTAACTACCAATCATATTAACTGTGTTACGAACTAATGCTGTTAATTGTTTAGGTTTACGACCCATGTCGCCTTTCATATCACCTTTTTGGAACTGATCCATGTCAGTGGGTGTAAGCAACATACCTAATGAGTCTACTACAAACAACACTTTAGGACGATCTTCTTCGTTCATTGCTTTGTAGTCTGTCATAAACGTTGATACTGTTTTAGCAACATCATCAATCATTGACATATTAAGTTTAAGAAGTTTATCTTCACTTGTGTCAACGTCTAATGCTTGTAGCCATGTTTCGTCAAGTGCATTCTCTGAGTCAATTAATACTACAAAGATACCTTGATCTTGTGCGTGTTTTACAATGTTACCGGAACAAAAGTAACTTTTACCTGCTCCTGATTCACCTGCAAAAACTGTCACCTTACCTAGCGGAACACCTTTATGGAAGTCTCCACTAATAAGATAGTTAAGTGCATATGAGCCTGTGCTGATCCAATCTGTAGGATCGTTAAAGCCACTACTCATACCTGTTATACTTTTTGTTAGGTCCTTGCGGAACTTACTAACATCAAATGATCTAGCCATAGTTTCTCCTTGTTTAAGCTAGTAGGGGATTTCTCCCCTACATAATCTTGTTTATTTTATGATTGACGTGCTCTAATCATTGATAAAATGTCTTCAGCTTTACCTGACGGTGCTGGATCAGTTGCTGGAGCCGCCGGAGCAGTTTCTGCTACTGGAGCAGGTGTTGCTTCTGGTGCTGGAGTAACTGGAGCCGCCGCTGGTGCCGCTGGTGGTGTTGCCGGAGCAGGAGTACCCGCTCTATTTTGTGGATCACCTGTTCTTGCCGCCATTCCCGCTGGACGGAAATATTGACCAAAACGATCCATATCATATGCTTCACCATCAACTGATGCTTCAAACATTTCTTTCATGACTTTTACTTCAACTTCTGAAGGTTGTTTCGGAAGGAAGTCGCTCATGTTAAACAAGCCATTAGTTTCAATAGCTTTCATTTCAACGTCTGTTAATGGACGCTCTCTACGTGCCCAATTAGATGTTGAATAGTCAGCATATCCACCTTTGCTTGTTTTATTAAGACGGAAGTCTACACCAGCAGTATAATCTGTTGGTAATTCTTCCATGTCCGGATCCATAAGAGCCGCCTTAATAATTTGGAAAATTTGTGGTCCAATAATAAACCTACGAATTGG